CCCGGGTAATCTCTGGGATACATTTAGTATTCCATTTTGGAGTAGTAAAGAAGTTAAAAGTTATGCGAAGACAAAAAAGACTCCCAATAACATACACGAAAAACATAATACACAAAAGCCAAAAGATTTAGTAAAAAGATGTATATTAGCAAGTTCGGATATTAATGATATCGTTGTAGATTATTTCGGCGGTAGCGGAACAACACTACTTGCCAGTAAAGAATTATTAAGAAATTGTATTATCTTTGAGAAATCTTTAACTTATTGCGATATTATGAATGTAAGATTGATTAATGAATTAAACTCAGATGAAGATATTGTAGATAAATCTAATAAAATCAATGGAGAAATTTCTGAATTAATTAATCCTTTCTCTATTCTATTTGCATCAATAAATAACGAGGATTCAATGGACGGGAAATATGAATGATCGGTTGTTCGAAAGTGCAATTGTCTGGACGGACATACATTTCGGCTTAAAACATAACAGTGCTGAACATAATCAAGACTGCTTAGATTTCGTTGATTGGATGATTAACGAAGCTAAGTTGCGAGATTGTAAAACTTGCATTTTTATGGGTGATTGGTCACATCATCGATCAAATATAAATCTATTGACTCTTGATTATACAATGCAGGCTTTAAGGAAGCTTAATAAATATTTTAATAAAACATATATTATTGTCGGTAATCATGACCTTTTCTGGAGAGACAGAAGAGATATACATGCAATGGTAATCACTACAGAATTCCCAAATATAATTCTAGTGGATAATCTCACTACAATAGAAAACGTAACTTTTATACCTTGGTTGGTCGAGGACGAATGGAAATCTATAATTGATTTAAGTTCGAAATATATTTTCGGACATCTCGAACTACCCGGATTTAAAATGAATGCTATGGTCGAAATGCCAGATCATGAAGAATTAAATTTATCGCATTTTAAAAATTCTACACATGTATTTTCTGGGCATTTTCATAAAAGGCAAACAAAAAATAATATTACATACATTGGTAATCCCTTTGGGCATAATTACTCCGACGTGTGGGACTTTGAAAGAGGTGCAATGTTTTTAGAATGGGATAAAGATCCCGTTTTTCTAAACTATGCTGATGGGCCGAGATACATTGATATCGGCCTTACATCACTATTAGAAAACCCCGACATCTATCTAAAGCCCAAGACATATCTTCGAGTTACACTTGATGCGAACATTACATACGAAGAGGCAAGTTTTCTTAGGGAAACCCTATTAGGTCAATATAAGGTAAGAGAATTTAAATTAGTTAAAAATCAAGACGACGATTTAAAGAAAGATTTTTCTAATAATGTTATCTTCAAGACAGTCGATCAGATTGTTACGGAGAGTTTATTAGCTGGAATAGACAAAGACTCGTCGTTTGATTCTAAATTATTAGTTGAAATTTATAATGGACTATAATATAAAAAATGACTTTAAGAATAAAATCATTAACTATGCGAAACTTTCTCTCAGTAGGGAATGTTACCCAATCAATAAACTTTATTAATCAGGATCTTGTTCTTGTCCTTGGAGAGAACCTTGATTTAGGTGGCAATGATAATCGAAATGGCGTTGGGAAGAGTGCCATTGTCAATGCCTTGTCGTATGCCTTGTACGGGGCGGCGCTCACAAGAATACGAAAGGATAATTTAATAAATGCCACAAACATGAAACATATGTTGGTCACACTAACATTTGAAGTTAACAATGTCGACTACAGAATTGAGCGTGGCCGAAAGCCCGGTATCTTCAAGCTTATTAAGGACGGTATTGAAAAGGATGCAGGAGAAGACGAATCGCAGGGTGAAGGCCGTCACACACAAGAAGAGATTGAGAGGACTATCGGCATTTCGCACGACATGTTTAAACATATTCTTGCGTTGAATACTTATGTCGAACCATTTCTTGCGCTGAAGACAAACGAGGCCCGGGTAATTATTGAACAACTTCTCGGTATTACTAAGCTATCCGAAAAGGCAGACAAACTTAAAGAGGAGTCTAAAACTACACGAGATGAAATTAAAGAAGAAGAATTTCGTATATCGGCTGCGACGGAAGCGAATAAGAGAATTGAGGCTAATATACAAGCATTGGAGGGAAAATCGAATGTTTGGGAAAGGTCAAAGATTCAAAAAATAGAGAAGCTTCAGGAGTCTATTTTAGAAATGCTTGCAGTTGATATTGATAATGAAATTGCATTACACAAATCTAAAAAGGAAGTCGAGGATTTAACTGCTGAATATAGGGCTCTAACAAAGGAATTATCGGGGTTAGACAAAGAAGTTACCGAAATTAATCGTGTTAAGGCTCGTCTAGAAAAGAATCTTAGTAGTTATTCTGCTGATATTTGTCCTAAGTGTAGTCAGCCGATGGATGCCGAGACTCATAAGAAGCTACACGACGAAGATCTTGCAGATCATATAGACACATTGTCTAGGTTGGCAGAGAAGACCTCTAAGAGAAATGAGGCTAAAATTCTTACCGAATCTGTTGCGTCTATTATTCCTGTTTTACCGGTTACATTCTACCATACTGTTGGCGAAGCATATAACCATAAGTCAACACTGGACACATTAGGTAATAATCTAAGCCTCGAATTAGACTCCGTTAATCCCTTTGTTGACCAAATAGAGGTGCTGAAGAAGGATGGGTTGCAGATTATTGATTTTACAAAGTTAAATACCTTAGTGAAATTGCGCGATCATCAGGAGTTCTTAAATAGACTCCTAACCAACAAAGACAGTTTTATCCGCAAGAAGATCATCGACCAGAATCTGGCATTTCTGAATTACAGACTTGCCCATTATCTTGCGGATATCGGCTTGCCACATTCTGTAAAGTTCAAATCGGACCTTGAGGTAGAAATTTCAATGTATGGAAAAGAATTCGACTTTGATAATTTAAGCAGGGGCGAACGTACACGTCTTATCTTATCACTATCATGGTCGTTTCGAGATGTATTTGAAAGTATGAACGATAAAATTAACTTGCTATTTGTAGATGAGTTGCTCGACCAAGGGTTAGATACTGCCGGTGTCGAGGCTGCCCTCGGAATTCTAAAAAAGATGGGCCGAGAAAGTCAAAGAAATATCTTTCTAATTAGTCATAGGGAGGAACTAACGGGCAGAGTCTCTAATGTATTAAAGGTAATTAAGGAAGGCGGCTATACAACAATCGAAACGTCGGAATCGACGTCATGAATTCACAACTCGAATTAGATTTTTTCGGTGATGAGATTGTAGTCAAGAAGACGAAGGTAAAAAAGGAAAAGTCTAAGAAACAGATTTTCTTAGACAAAATTAATGCACCGGGATTTGTGCCATATATAATTATCAACGGTATTGTGTCATGGAATGAGCCATATCGATTCCCTGATGAAGAGTCATCCTTCAGGCCGCGCTGTATCAATTCGGGGTGTTGCAACCCGGTTGCTTTATTCCGTGGTACTATTTCTGAAGCGAAAGGGAGAGAAGTAAGGACTGTTTGTAATTCTTGCCACTTGTCGAGTTACGGAAAGCAACCCTTGAAGGAAGGTGTCACAGCTCATAAGAAAACTTATTGTGAGAATATCGATGGACATTTGGGATTTGCTTGTGCATCAATTATACATTTTCCCGGTGTTCTAGAATTAGATCACATTGACGGTAATCATTTTAACAACATACCATCTAATGTCGAAACTTTATGCAAGGTTTGCCATGCCTATAAGACTCACCTCAACGGGGATAGTCGATAGAGTAGCATAATGTTTCACAAGATTTACATTTGAATTGGTTGTCCAGAAATCTCGCCAACTTGTAAAGTGCCATCCCTTGTATAGGATTGATCTCTTCGAAGTAAAGCCGAGATTATCTGGATAAACTACCCAACAATCTTTACGCGAAATTTTAATAAGAATTAAATTCAAATCGCCCTCATCTTCAATATCCTTCTGTTGTTGAATCCAGGCGTCGAGGATCTTCACATCCATGGTCCATAATTGATGAAGGGTTGATCTATTTGAAATAACCCGGGAAAAAATTCGAATCGTCTAATGTTAAAAAGTCCGAAAGTTTATATACAAACTTATTTTTATATACTAAACATAAGGGTAAATTTTCTGAATTATTAATAAAAACAATTTCGTCGACACTATTATATTTCACAATGAGCAACATTTTTTTATTTGATTTTTGACTATCTTGTTCTGCTTGTGATATCCACAGGTCCCATTGTTTTATATCGGCATTAACTAGACTTTGAAAACTCGGGGCCGATTTATAATGTTTACATTCGACTGAATATAAAAATGATTTAGGGCAGATTAAATCTCCGAAGACGGCAAATTCAGTTCCATATATCTCGGTTCTAGATTCATTTTGCCCGCCAAAAAAACTACCACTATCAGGGTTCCTCCGAAATCCCTTTTCGATACCAAGCACAGATTGAAATCTTTCGGAAAAGGTGTTGGCAATTTTCCGTTCAAAAGTATTACCTTTCTGTTTTCCATTAACTGATTTAGTCATATGTGTTTATGATATCTTGTATCATATCCTTATTTCGCTGAATATATCTTGCACGGGTATGGTTTGAATTTAATGCCAAAACAATATTATGAATATTGTTTCCTGAATTAAGTATCCTAATAGCATTTTTATAAAAGTCTTTATCTTTTAATATGTGAGATATAGTCTGGCATGACCATTTTAGTGTAGAATTTTCTAGTTCAGGGTAATAATTATCTCCGTTGATAGCTGCTTTATACATATTTATTCGTTTTACAACCTTAGATATTCTTACTTTTTGTATTCCGGTAATTATATGTATAGTTTCAATAAATTTTCCTTTTTCGAATAAACTAATAATATTACAGTATTCAGCCTTAATTGTGCCGGTTATCGAACTTTTCAAACAATTATATATTTGTTCATTAGATCTTTTCAACCCGGTTATTTTTAATTTTCTTTTGTCAATGGTAGACTGTGATTGTTTTACGCCAGAACTAAGCAATCGATGCATTTCCTTCAATTCATCCGACCGCTTAAATCCGGTACTACCTTTCTTTCCGCCCTTATCGTAATTTGTTAAAATACCGGATTTATCGCAAAGTCTTCCATATTTAGATATTAACAATGTTTCATAACATAATGCATCATCCTCGGATATATTTTCTAATAATTTTATTTTTATTGGTTCTTTTCCGGAATTATATATTTCTGTAAGGACTTTGTGTTTCCAATAATTAGATTTTTTTCGGACTTGAGATAGTTGTGCAGAAGCATTAATTCTATCCTTAGTTCCTTTGCCTATATAGAAAAATTTATCGGTATCTGGATGCTTTAATGCATACACATAAAAGTTATTCATTATATCCCCTGTTTTATTATTTATCACGATTTCTGGATAAATAATAAAAACATAGGGCATACCGGTGGCTCAGCCCTATGTCTGATAAATCATATTATTTTAACACATCAAACAGGAGAAAATCAATGTATCCACAATCGTACGAAAACGCAGTCAATCATATTATGCTTTATGAAATTGGTAGGTTCTGGAAACTTACAGATGATGTTAGGGCAGGTCTTATTAATACCCCTGTCCAGAAGAAAGCAGTTGGTTATGTTAACGATCCATTAGATTCCGGTGGCGAAACAAAGTTCGGTATTTCTAAGAATGGTAACCCCGATCTTAATATTACAAATCTAACATGGGCCGATGCTGAAGCAGTTTATTTTGACTGTTATTGGGTTGCAGGAGTATGCGATAGACTTCCATCCAGGGTAGCGATATTGCACTTTGATAGTTGTGTCAATCACGGAATTGGCAGGGCTAAGAAATTTTTACAAAAAGCTGTTGGTGCAGAGCCAGATGGAATCGTAGGCAAGCAAACACTTATTGCAATTGCATCCTTAAATCCGGTTTCTATCTGTCATAAAATTTGTGATCAAAGAGAACAATTCTACAGAGATATTGTTAATGCAAAGCCAGATCAGCAACGTTTCTTAAATGGATGGCTACGTAGAATTAGCGAAATGAGAGAATTTGTAACTGATTCGTCAAACGTATTCGAATAACTTAGCCCTGTGTCAAAATTGTTAGCTCACACACATCTGTAGTGATAAAGTAGTGTATCAGTTTATAACTGTTTAAGCAGAATCTACATAGATAGCGGGAATGGCGCGGCCCGTGAACGTACAAGGTCAAAAGCGTTTAGGTTAACACATCAGAATTTTATAAAAGCACACAAAACCCAAATCTTAATTAAAATCCAAAAGCAAAATTTAAATTATCGTGCTCTGCGAAGCGGTTTGCGCTTCATCCTTTGAGGTTGTACAGATTGTGCTGTGCTGTCGGATCTAGGATCGCACCTATACATATCGTAATGTGAGATATGTATGAGTAGGAAGATATATAATCCATTAATAAAGGATCTTGCTCTGGCAGAAAAAGAGTTTAACGGACGCCAACAAGAATACAAGCCCGAGTGTTATCAACACGGTACCGTATGGTTTAGAATTGTATTGCGACAGTTCCGCAAGGAATGAGAAACAATGTAGCTGGGAAAATGCTGTCCGCCCACCGTAATAGAACTTCCATCTATTACCGATTGAATAAGATACCTAAGATGCTTAATAGGACAGGAGCACCAGGCAATGTTTATTTTTCTCGCTGGCAACAGCGAGAATCTGAATACAAATTCAGGCAATTATAATCGTCTTTGTATGTAATTAGAAACGCAGTAAATTAGTTCGATTGAGATATGAGCGTAGTTTACGAAGCGAGTAGATCAAGAAGAACTTGGTCTTTAGACCATTTTATAATAAACTGCATTATCGAGCTTTTAAGGACACCCATGACTATTGCAAAACCATATGTATACCGCTGTGAACATAGAATCACAAGTCAGTTTTATTTTGGGTATAGGTATGCAAATACTGCTCAAGCTGTCATGGATCTTGGAATTCATTATTTTACCAGCTCTTCAACAGTGTCGAATGATTTCTCAAATTACAATTACGAAATATTATCTGAATATAACTCCCAATTACAAGCATTTGAAGTTGAGCAGAGGTTAATCTTTGAATCAATAAATAATCCGTTGTGCTTAAACAAGAATTGTAAGATGAAGAATCTTATGCCACTCAATTCTCGGCCTGTTAAGGAGAGTAGCAGAGCACAATATAAGAAAACCAGAAACGGTGGCACGGCAAGGTCTATTTTAATAAAAATCTGAGAACGATAAGAAATTAGGATCTAAACATATTATTGGCAGATGTTCTAATAACCAATTTTCTCGTACTATACTCTA